CAAGCAATAGCAGAAGGATTCAAACTCTTAAAAACCATACTCGATACAGCGGAGGTGAGAAAGATGCACGCTGCTATCGAGGCCGCTGAGAAGTATATTCAGGTCAATACAAAGACCGGGCAGTATGAAGAGATCGATGACAAGAAGCAAAAAGATTATCTAATTCATTTCTCAAAGAGATTTTTCAAGTATAATAACTGAGGAGAAGAAATGACAAGACGAGAGATACGGGACATATCCAGAAAAAGACTTGGCGAAACCACTGCAGCTTTCTGGAGTGATACCGAGTTGAATACCTATATTAACCTTGGCTGTAAGAATATAGCCTGGAGGTCAAAGTGCCTCAGAGACGTAGGATATATCAACATCCAGAGCTGTGAGCCTAACATTGTTGCTGAGCACTCTACGGAATGGACTATCTCGACGGCTCTTGATCCTCTTTGCTTTGCCATCAACGAGGTTTATTTCAAGCGCGAAGGAACGACCTACCGAAGATTAGAACCGACAAGACGACCTGAACTCGACGCTGAAACAGAGGAATGGCAGAGTCTTGTTGGTTATACTTACACCGATCCTGGTACTGGAATCATTACATACAATTACAACTCACAAACAAGTGAGCCTCTTAAGTATTATTGGGATCGTGAGGAAGATATTATCGGGATATATCCTCCTCCAAACGCTGACCACGACGGAGCTCCTCTGAAGATATATTACTCTAAAGACCACACGGATCTCTCTGGAGACACGGATACTCCAACGTTACCTACCGACCTGCATCTTGCCGTCGTCGACTATGTTGTTGCGGCCGGTCTTGAAGACCGCGGGTGGGCAGAGCGAGCGAATGACTTCTGGAATAAATATATGAAGAAGCTCATTGACTATGAGGTTGAAAAGGGTAATGAGAGAGAAGATGACGAAATCATCATGAAAAACTATAGGAATATCTAATGGGACTATCAGCAGAACTTAAAGAGTGGTATTTCAAGAGAATCCCGGGCATGAACTCAAAGGTCGAGGACTTTGACCTTAAGGACAAGTGGGTTGAAGCCGCGCAGAACTGTCGCTTTGAGAGTGAGCCTGGAGCTTTGGACAAGAGAGAACCAGCTTCCTACTTAAATACAACAGCTCTCGGTGCTACGCTTGGTCATCCTGTCGTTGGTCTTTATCGGTATTACACTTCTACTGGACTCGCTACATGGGTTGCTATCTGCGGAACAAGTGCTTATACCGTTACTGACGCTGGTGTTCCTACTGCCATACGAGTGAACCTAACAGATGCCAAGAGATGCTCTTTTGAAACATACCAAGATAAGCTGATTGTTTCAAACGGATTTGATAATATCTGGACTTGGGATGGCGCTACGACCAACGTTACATGGGAGTTAGGTGGATGTAAGGCCGTTCTTGGTGCGGCCGGTGGAAACCTTGATGCAAGCTCGACATATTACTATGCCGTAACATTTGACAATGATGCCATGAACTCGGGCGCTGTTTCCAATACAGTCACGACCAATGGCACAAATCTCAGGATAGAACTGTCGAAAATCCCTCTTGGACCAATCGGAACTACAAACCGCAAGATCTACAGAACCGAAGGCAATGGCTCTGCCCTCAAACTCCTCGCTACCCTCGCTGACAATACGACAACGGTGTATTCTGACAATGTGGCTGATGGATCGCTTACAACAGCCTATCCAACAGTTACGGACGATATGCCTAAAGGTTCTATTCTGAAACTTCACAGGGAAAGGTTGTTTATAACGAGAGATCCAAACAACCCGAATAAGATTTACTACTCAAATCCTTATCTGCCTCATTACATACAACAGACCACTGCGCTCGATTACATGGATATCAGCCCCGATGATGGCGACGAGATTATGGGTATCCCGATTCAACTCGATAGAATGGTGTGCGTGAAGAAGAACTCTATTCGGAAGGTTCATGTTACTTCTGCTGTTTCTGGTTCTGACCCTGAAACTTGGTATGCTGACGATCCTATTGCTTGGATAGGTAGCCCAGCCGAATGGTCTATCACTCAGTCCCCTACCGGAGTTATCTTCCTCGGATGGGATCATTGGTACTTGTTTGATGGCGCTGCCGCGCACCCAATCTTTGACGAGTTCGACACGAACGATATTCTGCCGGCAAACTTCAGTGATGTCGTTGGGTATTGGCACAAAGAGAACTTTATTGCGGCTTACACGGATAAGGTATCTGGTGCTAACACCCACAACAGAGTCCTTGTTTATAACATAAAACGGGAAGCTCTCTCGTATGACTTGTGGACAGGAGCAAATATCACAGGAGCTAATTGCTTTGCTTCACGAAGCGGGGATGATGAAACAGGCGACTTGTATATGGGTGATTCTGTCAATGGATTTATCATAAAAGAAAAGGACACGAATAGCGTCTATCGGTTAAGGACAAAGACCGACTGCAATAATTACTTTGACTCTGCTGTTCCGGCCGACGATACTCATAATGTCTTCATAGGCGGGACAGAGAATGAGCCGTACATGGAAATAGGAACCGCCGTTGCGTCGACTTCAATCCCTAACGACATTGTTATTCTCTGGGATAATGAGGATGGAGACCCTGGCTCTGGATGGACAGAAATAACTGGGTATGCGGACAACCTCATTCGCATAGGGAATACTTGGACGGGAAGCGTTGTGGCTGGAACTTCCCATGTCCACTATCTCTCTGGTTCTATTGAAATGTGGTTTGGCACAACAGTAAACATGGGTGACGGAAATCCGAACGCTGTCGCGGCCCATACTCATCAGGTTGGATCGAACTCTAATGCAAGCTCTCCTCTTCCGCGCCATATCAAGTACAGGATGTTCAAGAAGAACGGCACTACGACCGAATATGAGTTTCCTGACGGCTCGCTTGTGTTCTGGGATCAGGCTACGGCACCGGAAGGATGGATAATCTCAGCAGACGTCGGGTACTATCTTGTTCCAGGAACATCTGACCTTGCTGTCCAGCAATCTTCCACTCACAGCCATACGTTTAGCATCCCGACTGGGACTGCGGCCGGATACCTTGCTCAGTCTGATAGTGGGACAGACGGTCCTCGGTTCGGTCATAACCATACTGTTACTGGAGCACTTAGCACTGAGACTCTCGATACATGGGAAGTAAGCTATGTTGCTTTAGCTCTTATTAAGAAGGTTGGAGAAACAGGTTCTTGGGATGGAGTCAATAAATACTGCTATGCTCTGTTTGCTAATACTGGTGCTCCTGGAAGCGGATGGACGGAAGATACTTCATATGATGGAAGATACTTAAAGATAGGAAATGGTGCACCTACAACTGGAGTTGCGGCCAATTCAAGCCATACTCATACGGCTGGTGTCTTTACTACAAGTACGGAGAGTGCTCGGTGGGGGAATGGTGGGTATCATGCGACTGGTTATCAGGCTCCGCATACTCATACCTTTACGCTCAATAGCGCTGATACAAGCGCTGGAAATCCGCCATATATTTCTTTCCGGCTCATGAAGAAAGTCCTTGGGTTAATGAAGCCATATAACAATGCCGGGACCGTTGTGTATACCGCAGGAACTTGGGTATCTCCGGCCGCGCAGATAAACACTGATACTTTATTGCGTATCTTCTGGAATGAGGTCGTAACGGGATCGGACAACATCTCTCTTTACACTCGGACAGGTGCAACGCAGGCCCTATGCGAAGTTGCCACTTGGTCGGCTGCGCTAACAAATCCGAATGGAACCGACATTCCTTCTGCTGCGCTGCCATGGGTTCAGTATAAGATAGAGTTCACGGCAACGAACACGACAATATCTAATCCGAGAGTTTATTTTGCTGATGGCTTCGTTGTAAAGTATGAGTACCATGGCGGGTTTACTCTAGCAGAAACGTCGGTGAACTTCTTGTATCGGATTGGAAAGAGGAACTTTAATCTTCCGTCCATGGACAAGATATTCAAGAAGATTATCAGTCGCCATGCAGGGTCAACAGGGTCATTCAATATCTGGTGGGCTACGGAGCACTCAAGCGGAACGTTCGTCATTCCATTGGACACTTATCCGACCCATTGGGATAGTTACTTCCCGTCGACAGCATACGGGAAAGAAATCAATATTGAAGTGCAAAAGAATGACCTTTACACATTCAAAATAACCGAGATCGAGGGATTGTATTCACCGCATAGGACGATAATCTAATGATTGATAAACGAGCAGAAATAACAAGCATGGATGACAGTCAGGTAAACGTCCTAAACAACGAGCTCGATAGCATCCGGAC